AATCAAAGTTTTACAGATGTAACTCCAGAGTTTAAAGACTATGCTTAAAGTAACTAGTCGCTGGCCACATCAAAATAGCATTAAGGTAGAATGGAATCTTGGCAAACGCTGTAACTACGACTGTAGCTATTGTCCTAGTAGCATCCATGACCACACCAGCCCGCATACTGATATAGAGATATTAAAATCTACAGTAGACAAACTAGTAGCATTAGGTAAGCCTATACGTCTAAGTTTTACAGGTGGTGAGCCTACTGTGCATCCTAATTTTAGAGAACTTGTGCAGTATTGTAAATTTGTTGGAATTAATTGGATTAGCGTAACTACTAACGGAACATTGCCATATGAATTTTATGCTAATCTTCCTGTAGATCAGTATGTGTTCAGCATACATTTAGAATACAATTGGCAACGTGTATTTAAAACTGTAGAAAAGATGAATCTATCATCGCATACAAAAGTTATAGCACAGATTATGGCACATCACGATCATATGCCAGCCGTAACTCAGTTACGTGCTAAATGTTTATTAGCACACATACCTAATACTGTTAGACGTATACGTTGGACACAAGGCGATCACGATTTATTTGACGACATGCGGTACAATGCAAATGATTTAAATTTACTTAAAGAATTAGAATCTACTGTAGAACCAAATACTGTAGTATGGCTAAACAAAGAACATGCACAGTTATTGTATCATGCCAATGACATGATCAAGAATCATCAAAATAAATTTAAAGGTTGGACTTGCAACGCAGGTATAGAAAGTCTCATGATAAATTGGGACGGTGATGTACATCGCGCCACTTGTAGAGTCGGTGGTAGTCTAGGTAACATATATGAAGGCAACTTCATTGCTCCTAGCGAACCCGTTAGATGCGATAGAAATTTCTGTACCTGCGCGGCAGACATTCCACTAACTAAGCTAAAGACTTTGTCACATGAGTCTCAGGTTGACACGAGCATTGTGCCTTTGGACAAATGATAGCTTCGAAGTTTACATTTAAATTAAACTCATCTATAAATGTTTCTGAAAAAATATTAAAAGTTTTTCCGGAAAACACAGGTTGTTGACAACCCCCGGTTATTAATCCATCGTAATTAATAAACAGTGTTTCCAGCGCCACGTTACATTTCCATCCTTGGAATATGTTCCATTCATTTACTATAAGATCATGTGGTCGTGCCGTTACAGCATTACCGTCATCAAATAATAAAATACTTTCAAAAGGTCTTAGTTCATGTAGTCTTGGTAGTAACCAACTTGAATCTGGCATTCTCTTAAGACCATTTTTAAGATATGTCAATTGTTCTTGAGTATATGCATCCATGCCGTGACCCGGAGCATCTACAACTGCTTTTACTTCGATGAACCAAGATTCTTTACTATTCTGCATACGATTAACATAGTCCACACACTTGTCCCAATGCGGAGCATCCATTAGCATCAACCCGTTAACTTTAATGCCTCGACTAAACAATAAGTCTGCCACATCGATATAATGATCAATGTCGACAAATTCATGATGGCAACTTAAAGTAACTGCATCGAAGTATGCACTGTTTTCATCCCACCAGCGAAGTGTTCGAGATCCGTTACTACAGATAGTAATAAAAACATTATGGGTTTCTCTAATTTCTTTACAGAACTGTTCTATGTGCGGCCACATAGTAGGTTCACCACCGCCGATAATAATTAAATTGAACTTAGTTTTGTTTAGCTTCTCAGTATATTTGTCAAATAGTGTTCTAAAATTTTTAATCACTGTATCAATATTCTTGGGATATCTATATTTGTTAATATTGCCGCTACCTGGAAAACAATAACTACAGGAAAAATTACAGATATCCGTAGGGAAAAATCTTATCTGTAGTGTGTCTTGATCTTGTGTGGAAATAACTTTAATTGGATGTATTTTATTTTTCATAAGTTAGAATAGGTTTTGAAGTTCAGGAAACGTTTTCCTAAAGTCTGCACTTCGTTGAGTATCTGTAGTTGTTAAATAATCTTCAAGCATAGGAAGTTTATTAGACCAGTCCTCTGCCATCATGTATTGGACTAGGCCGCGCCAGCGTTTCAATCCATACGGGTTAGATATAAATTCTGCATCTGTTAATCTACGTGAACAAAAATATTCAACTTGTTTTGCTACTCGATCTTTAAAATGTTGTGGCAGAACTCTAACATTTAGATAGCTTGGCAAGTATACTAGATGTGTTCCGACTAGGCCTGCGCCATATGGGGGCAAGTTAATCTTTTTAAAGTTTTTACTTTCCTTCCAGTGTACAAGTTCTGATATCGTCATTACATTTAGTAACTGTACAGCACAGGCAATGTTTACGGTAATGTTATTTGGTGTATCATCTAGTCGTTCTAAGTTAGCGACAACATCAACCCATTTGCTAGGATATCTAATATATTCGTTACGTTCTCCTACAGCATCAATACTAAAATTAAACTTGACTTCTTTAAAGTGCGTCCACAGCTCAAATAATTTTTCTGGAAGTTCTAGCCCGTTAGAATTATAACGTAGGACACATTCTTTGGCCGCACCAGTTTCTATCATGAACTCTAGTATCTTATAGTGTTCAGGTATTAGTAACGGCTCGCCACCTGCAAAGTAAAGCTCACGAATATTGTGTGCGTTTGAACGCATGTCATCTAAGAAGGTTCCTTTTTGATACCAAGTGTAATCGAAGTCTATATCCCATTCTTGATCTTTTTTAAGTTCAATAGTTTTGTATTTGGGATATTGCAGTTTCCATTCTTTAATCCAACTACTGCTGTCATGCGGACTACACATAATACATTTAAGTTGGCACATGTTGCCTAACCGTAGATCAAAATACGGAATGCTGACTGGAAGACTCCCGTCCTTTGAAGTCTCAGCAACAATGCTGTCGATATCTAATCGTTGTTGCCATACACTAGTTTCCCATTGTCGCTTGCTAGTGATACCAGATGATTCCTCTTTAAAACATTTAGTACAACTACTAGGAATTTTATTATCAAGCATCTGCAATCTAGTATCACGCATGAATTGACTATTCCAAACTTGTTCAATCGTATGTTCGCGCAAGTTCATGTTCACGCCGTCTAGCTTAACTAGCCCTGCATCCTTAACATCTTCGATACCAGCACCGCTGGCATTGGCCGTGCAACAGACTCTAACATCACCATTAGGTCTAGTTGCAAGATGTATCCACGGTAATGGACAGAATGTATTAGTCATCAAATTCAGTGTATTCGAAAAACTGATCGGTATTCTTACTAATTTTAGCTTCGGGATGTCGACCACATGTTCTAGCACAGACAATTGATTTGTCATTGTGCCACATGTCTTCCCAGATAGATTGATACTCGTCTGAGTTTATAATGTTTTCTAACGAACGTTTAAGAACATTAACTTCTCCAAGTTGCATCATCATCTTTTCATGTTGCTCTAACATTTTTTCTCTCACATCCATCACAGCATCTTTTGAAATGTGCGAATATGGAATATTAGCAAGCCAACAACAAGCATAGAAATCTTTGTGTGCATCTATATATATTTCTTTATCTTTAAGAACCTTACATTCTATTTCAGCATCAGCTAGTATCTTACGCCAATTTTCAATAACTGTTTTATCGATAAATTTCATAGGAGTAAAACTAGCAGGTTCGATGTAGTGTGTTACTACGCCGTTTTTATCAACTGCCGGGCTTCTAGGTTCTATCAAAAAACGTGAGCTGTTCTTAGTTGTAAAATATTTGAAACCTAGTTCACTGGCTCTGCGACGTGCTTCGTCTACCTGATGTTCATTGTGTAGGAATTGTATAAATGCCCATTCGGCAATACCACCGGCAGACATAAATGCCTGTGCGTTGCGAATAACAGTTTCATATTTTGTACCTATACGATACAGGTGATGTGTGTCTTCGAGACCATCGATAGCAAAGACCACACGATGATTAGCAGGCAATGCTCGGGCTAACTCTTGCCACCATTCAGCTTTTCTTGCTCCACCGTTAGTATGTACATGAACATACAAATTAGGATTAGTTTCTTTAGCGTAACGACACATGTCAATTAGATCGTTATTCATCATAGGATCACCAAATGTTCCGCATAAGTAAAATGTTTCAATTTGGTGTAGGACTTGTGGACTCATGATTGTTTTGAATTCGTCAAGAGTCCAGTCATTAATTTTGATCAGAGGATTATCTAGGCCGCCGTTGACATTTCTACTACACATAGGACAACTAGCTTGACAATTATTAGAAATTTCTAAATGTACTGTTTTTAGTTCATTAAATTTAAACATGTCCAATCACCATCCATCTATCATACAGTTGTGTTTTCAATGTACCCGACCATAACTCTGTTATATGGCACTGTTTTTTAAATTCTTCTAAACTACCAGCAGTTCTAATATGCTCGGGTATTTTATAGTTGTTACTTTGTAAAACAACGATACAACCTTTAGGCAATCTTGACAGCCATAATTCGTATTGTTCTTGTGTAATATGTTCACAACTGGTATTGATAATTACATCCCCCGATACTGGAACTGAACACATGTCTCCCGTAATGGATTTAAAACGTCCATCCTGTTCTTCTATCTTATTCATCATAGTAGCAATTTGTTCGCATAGCGGATCTATGTCAATACTAGCAATATACTTAACGGGTATTTCACTTTGAAATATCATACTGGCTAGTACACCAACCCAGCCACCGTGTATTTCAATTCGACTAGACTTAGTTACAAACGGTTTTAAATTATCTATAAGCCACTCTTTGCTTTTCATTTGCCCACTCCAAAATGCATCGAGTGTGCGCATTGGATTGTTGCTTTGTCGGATGGCCTGCATCCAGAAGTGTAAATGTTCTGTATCTATTTGCATTTGGGTATTTTGCTATCTGCTGAACTAACACATCTAGGTGTTGTACACAGTTGCGGTTCCTTAAATAATTCAAAATTCTCTATAGTACCTAATGGTTGGTCAAAACAACTATATGCTCGTTTGACTTCATTACCTTTTATTATAACACTCTGATAACCACTATTACAAGTCCAATTGGTAAATTGATTAAACTCTAACGCATTAAAACGTTCAGCTTGATCCACATAGTAATCTTGTGATCCGTCTGTTAATCTAATTTGATGCTCTCCAACTTGTTCAAAATCATTTTGCATTATGTCGATCATGTCAGGGCTGTAGCCTTCCACAATGGCAGTGGCTGTGTCATTGCTTTGTGGTTTGAGCGTCACATTGATTCCACGCTTACGTAATCTTTCACAGCGTTCTAGTGTTTCAAAAAACTGCTCAGGCACCATAACTTGATTAACAGTCACATGGACACGTTCATATATTAACTGTAAACACTTGTCGCCGAACTCTTGCTCTCGGGCAAACTCTGCATGAAAACTAGCTGTGATACTACGCCGTTGTAATAGCTCTGTATTTCGACACCAAGTGTTCCACCATTTGCTACCTGGACTTAGATTAGTGGTCATGTGGATACTTTGGTAAGTACTTTCTGTTTCATCTAGATGTTTTACTAGATCTGGTAGTTGTTTGTAAGCAGTAGGTTCACCGCCACTAAAGCTCCAATGGAATTCAGTAAAACCATTTAGACGAGCTTGACGTTTTATCTCATCTATAGTAGACTTGTATACATCTAAGGTTTGGTAATACATTTTATCACTGCGAGCATAGGGCCAACAGTAACTACATTTATAATTACAAAATCTCCCTAGGATCCAACTAACGTTAAATAATGGACGATCCAGCATTGTTTGCTGTCCAAAATGTATAATCTTTTCGAATGGTATGGTTGAAAATTGCATTGACAGTATTTAAGTGCGAATGTATAATTAACTGGTAGACGTGAGTGGAACATGGTATACCTCCTCCTAGTAAGCTGACCCCCAGCTGAACGGAGGGAATTGGGCTAGCCCTTAGGGCGCCTTTGCAGGTTCGAATCCTGCCGTCTACACCA